CATAATAGCCTCACTGAAGATAAACTATGGGGGCATATAGAGTTTGATGAATGTAAAATTTATATAAAGGGTAGTCTAAACGAACAGACTCTTGATGAAGTATTTTTTCATGAAGTTTTACATGGAATAGACCATGACTATTGCCTTAATTTTAAAGAGTCAGAAATTGACAGATTATCTCATGGGATAACAGCGTTTTTAAAAGACAACAATTTACTAAAGGAATAATTATGCCTGAGCAATTAATAGGAATTATAAGAGAATATATAGAGGATTCAACAGCACCTTATGCAGTTACTGACGCTGTAATTGAAAGGTTACTTAACAAAAGTCGCCATTATGCTGAGAATTATTATCAGATATTTGCAGAGGATTATCCGTATCACAATGTTAGCAAAGTCTATCTAATCAAATACAATAATCTGATGAACGTGATCCTCAAAGATGGTGCAGATGTTGTTATAGCTGATACTAATTACACTATTGATGTTGAGAATGGTCTGGTTACGTTTGACACTGGTTATACAATACCGAGTGCAGTTTATGCAGAGTTTAATTATTTTGACTTGTACGACACCGTAGCAGAGTGTTGGAAATACCGCATGGCTCTTGCTCAAATATCGGGAGATGTAAAGTTAGGAGATGAGACTTTGCCTAAAGATAAGAGTTACCATGAATATTGTTTGGAGAAATATTGGAATTTTAAGCAGAGCAAGAATATTACTATGACAAGATAGTTCTTGACATATTGATACCTTTATATTATGATGGACTTATTTATTATCAATTATAAAGGAGTCTACATAATGAAAATTCTAACATTACGATTGCCTGATGATTTATATGATAAGATTTGGGAAATACATACTGACACCCGAAACAATATCAACTCGATTATTATTGAGCTGGTGGAGAAGGGGTTGGAGAAATGAAAATATTTTGTATAAAGTTTAATGAAGTTGATTACGACCAGTATGAAGGATTTGTTATGGCTGCTGAAAATGAAGAATCTGTAATTAAATATTTACAAAAAGGAAATTTTGAAGACGATACAACAATATCGTTGATTGATTATCCTGAAGGAATCAACTGGGAAGCAGGATATAAAATTAAAGAATTAAAACCTGAAAATTATAAAAAAGAAACAATAATATTGGACAGTTTTAACGCAGGATAAACACCACTAACAATTTAAAATTAAGAGTCTCTTAACGGAGGCTCTTTTTTATTGGAGTATAAATGACACTTTACGAATCAATTCGACTAAGGCAATCAAACATCATCGCACAAAATCCAGCGTCTATTATTATAAGCAGAATTTCAAATGTTGACGACGGAGCAGGGGGCTGGGTTCCAACAACGTCAACTTTACCCTCCCAGACTGTAAGAATCTATGACTCTACTGTTAAGGATATGGCAGTATTACTGGTTTCTGATAGTGGATATCACAAAAGCAGAATTAAGAAAATGATTGGACTTTGGAATTCGGACTTCGAACCAGAAAATGAAACGTTTTTAGATACATTTAGTTATAACGGATCAGATTATAAAATTGTTGATGTGAAGCCTAAGAAGACACAGGATTATGTTGTATACAAGGAAGTTTTCATTGAGGAGGTGGCGTAATGGCTGGGAGTGGTGCTGTAATCGCCAAAATGTGGTCTTGGGCTACTCTAAAACGTGCAGGTTGTGAAGCTGTTTCACTTGTTGCCTCGTCTAACGCAGTAAATTATGCTAAAACAAATTACAGATGGCAACCTCGAACAGGTTATGCACATGGTAGTATTCATGGCGGTTTCTTTTGGGAAAGTCCAACAGTGCTAAAGGCTTATGTTGCACATAGCGCTTCATACGGAATATATTTAGAATTAGCCAACGATAGGCACTATGCAATTTTAGAAGAAGCAATAAGTGAAGTTCAAGATAGCTGGTTCAATGGAATAAAAAAGGTGATGGATCACTAAATGAGAAAATCAATAATTGTTGAACTTAAAAAAATAACAGATTTTAGCAATCGTATCTATCAAGCTTTTGCCGCTCCGGTTGGAGTATTGAAACCTTATCTTACTGTAAAACTAACTGGGGAAAACCCTGTTGTAAATAACAAAGTAGCCTCTGTATTGGAGTTTCAAGTTTACATTTATAATAGCCCAGGGTCATTTATTTCACTTGATGATTTGGAGTTGAAGGTTAGAAAACAATTACATGGAGTATTACTCAGCACAGATGAAAGCCCATCAAGACATTTTTCGGTATACTACGACAGAACGTTGCCAGATTTTTTTGATGATATTTCTAACTTATTTCAAAAGACCATATATTTTTACATTCCACTTGCAAGACACTAAATTTAAGCACAAATTAACAAAATATGGTATAATATTAGTATATAAAATATGGGGGAGCCTCAACCTCCCCCGCCTGTTGAGGAGGCAAAAATGGGATTTAAAAAAGGTTATATAATGTCTGAAGAGCATAAGCTTAAAATTGGATTAGCCAATAAAGGCAAAAAACGTTCAGACGAACAAAATAAAAAACAAAGTGAAAATAGTAAAGGACGTATTCCCTGGAATAAAGGTTTAAAAGGTGTTCAACCTTGTTCAGATGAAACAAAACTTAAAATGAGCCTGGCTAAAATGGGTAATATAAATTGTTTAGGTTTTGAGCATACAGACGAAACTAAACTTAAAATGAGTGAAGCTAATAAAGGTAGAACAAGCTGGCTCGGGAAAACAGGTGAAAAATCCGCAAATTGGAAAGGTGGGTTAACACCTAAAATTTTAATAATTAGGCATAGTAACGAAATAAAGGAATGGCGAACATCAGTATTTGAACGTGATGATTATACTTGTCAAAGATGTAGAGAAAGAGGCAAAGAATTAAATGCACACCATATAAAATCTTTTGCTGAACATATCGAACTTAGATTTGAAGTTGATAACGGCATTACTTATTGCAAACCTTGTCATGAAATAGTTAGTAAGGAACAAATGAAAGGAAATAAATATGCTATAAAAATTAAAGCCTAAGCTTTTTAATATAAAATTTATAATAGCAAATTAAGCACCTCATTTTGGGGTGCTTTTTTAATGCAAAGAAAAGGAGTATATCGTGGCTATCCTATATGGGGTTCGACAGGTAAGAATATTATCAGAGTTAGACAGCGGCGCAGCAGACGGATCAGCAAGCGCTATAAATTCTACTATGATTCAGCAAATGGGATTAACACCGGTCTACATTGACGGTGCAGAAACCATTCAGCGTGGTGGAGATTCAATTAAGGCAATAGTAAAAGAGGATGACAATTTTGTAGGAGTAGATTTAACACTGGATTTTGCAGCATTAGAACCAGCATTAAAAGCAGCCATTGCCGGTGGAGTTGTTGTCGGTGATAAATGGAGCGCTCCTAAGTCTTCAACAGAATATCCTTATCCATTTAGGTTAAAAGTATGGCAGACAGTTGAAACAGAATCAGACAGTGAATCTACTGAAAATGGCTTTGTAGAACATGAGTTTGCATTCTGTAAAGGCAGACTTGGCAGCATTACTGGAAATCAGCAGGCTTTCACTAACGATCAGTTTACAGTTAGATGTAGAAAAAATGCTTCTAATCCATCAAGTATAGAGGCTGCATGGTCTACGGATGAAGTTTCAGCAATAGTATAGGAGAAGTATGGACAAACTAAAAATAACAAACATAGGCGATTTACAGAAATTCAACGAGGGTGAAATTGTAGAGTTACCAAGTTTTGATGACTCTACACCCTTCGTTGCTAAATTAAAACGTCCATCACTGCTTGCATTATGCAAGGGTGGACAGATACCGAATACCCTATTAGGCGCGGCGCAAGAGTTGTTTGAAGGCAAGCAGAAGTCAGATATTAAAAAGTATGCTGAAATATTGGATGTTGTTTTAACTGCTGCTATGGTAGAGCCGCAATATGGGGAGGTGGAGGGTTTACTTTCAGATATGCAGAGGCTGGCAATCTTCGCCTATACGCAAAATGGAATTAAAGCCCTCATTCCGTTTCTCGAAATCGAACGCATTCAAAAGGGTAGTAATATTAGCAAAGAATAATAACAAAGTTGTGTCTGATATTTTGGGTATAGAAGATTTATATGAGAAATTTTGTATAGACGAAGTTTCTGATTATCTATATTTTCAATGGAGAAAAGAAGCAAAGAATAAAGAAGAAGTAAAAAATTTAGTTAGTAAGCACGCCAAGAAGAAGGTTTCCGGTTAACCTATAAAACCGGTCTTTAAATAGGCAATTAATATAGCAAACTATATCGCTCATTTAGGGCGATTTTTTATTGGAGATAAATTATGGCTTTCGACTTAGGTTCAATATTCGCTAGCGTGGGCGTCGATATTTCAAATTTGGATAAAGGCCTTATGCAGGCGCAAGTAAAATTAGCGGCTGCTGACAAGACTATCACTGGTTACGGGCAAAAATTAACCGCAGCATCTACAAAGATGATGATAAGCGGGGGGCTAATGGTTGGTGCGGTTGCTGGAGTTGCTATAGCCGCCGTTAAAATGGCATCAGAGTTTGAGACGAGCATGAGAAACGTAAACTCTATCTCAAAATTGTCCGAAGGTGAATTCAAAAAACTTGGCGAATCTGTTGTTGGTATCAGCAAAAAGTTTCCGCAATCTGCCAAAGAGTTAGCCGATGGTTTATATGATATTGCTTCATCTGGTTTTCAGGGTGCTGCTGGACTTAAGGTACTCGAAGCTTCTGCAAGTGCAGCAAGTGCAGGTTTAACTAATACTGCAACATCTGCTAAGGGAATCACAGCTGTTTTAAATGCTTATGGACTTGAAGCTGAGGACGCTGCTGCAATATCAGATACCATGTTTAAGACAGTTGATAAAGGAGTTATAACTTTTGAAGAATTATCCTCAACTGTTGGCGATTGGGTAGGTATGTCAAAGGCTGCTAATATAAGTTTCAATGAAGCCTCTGGTGCAATTGCGTACATGACAACTAAAGGTATAGATGCTTCTGAAGCTGGTGTATCACTTCAAAGAATGCTCACAGGTATTATCAAGCCGTCTGAAGATATGGCTAAATTTATCCATAATGCCGGTTATGAATCAGGCGAAATGATGTTAAAGACCTTAGGACTTACCGGCACAATGAAACTTCTTAATGATGAAACTGGTGGAAGCATTACTAAGATGATTGACTTGATACCTGAAATTCGTGGTGTTCGTGGCGCAAACGCTCTGTTAGGTGCAGGTTATGAAGAACTTACTGGATTTATGGCGGACTTTAAAGATACTACCGGCGCAACTGCGATAGCTTTAAAAGAACAATCCAAATCACTTTCATTTCAATTAAATATATTAAAGAATAACGGCACTGCTTTAGCAATAGAACTTGGAAATAAATTAATACCCTCTATAGCTGGGATTGTAAAAGGTTTAAATGATTTAAAACCTGAAACTAAAGATACAATCTTTCTTTTTGGTGAATTATTATTAGGAGCGGTAGGCTCAGTCGGTGGATTACTTTTATTAGCAGGTGCAGCAGGAAAAGTTAGATTAGCTGTTATAGGTCTAAATACTTCTATGGTTACTTTTGCCGCTACTGGTTCAGCATTCTCTAAATTTGCAGGTAGTATGGCATCTTTTCTTGCAGTATTTGGCGCACAAACTCCTGCTATCGGTGCATTTATTGATGACATGGGGTTGCTTAAAAATGCAAGTGGAGATTTGCAAGTAGTGGCAAATAATATGAAAGGTGCAATGCTTGCCAACCAAGCAAGTTTTGACTCCTCTGTTGCTTCAAACCGACAATCAATAACAAATATACAAGACCTTTTAAAGACTTTTAATGAGGCTACACCTGCTACTATAGCTAAAATTTTAGAGTTAAATACTGCTTATAATGATGGTTTTATTACTATCGGACAGTTTAACGATAAATTATACGATTTAACACTAACAATGGAGACTTCGGCAACAGCCGATGCAAAGAAAAAATACTTTGCAGATTTGACTACTGAGGCAATGAAAGCTCAGGGTGCTACTACTGCTGAAATAACCGCAGCACTTCAAGGAGAAACTGCTGCTACCGATGGCGCCTCAACCGCAACAGATAATCTTTACAGCTCTTTATTTAGTTTCTTTTTACTTTCCGCTGATGGTGAAACAAAAATAAGAGCATTAAATGACGCTTACGCTGCCTATACTCAGGCAGTAAAAGATAATGGTGCAGCAAGTGATGAAGCTAAAACTGCAAAAGAAGAATGGATTAGGCAATTAGATACTGAAATTGGCGCGACACTACCTGCTATAATCGCAAAAACTGGTGAAATGACTTTATCTGATAGAGAATTATTGTATGCAATGCAGGATAACATTGATAAAGCACAAGAAGCCGGAGTTATTACAAGAGCGCAAGCAGAGGAAACAGCAAATACGATTCAGTCCACTATTGATAATACTTTTATACCAGCACTTGCAAGAGGCGCACAGACACTTACTGAACTTGGTAATATTGTTGCAGAACCAGAAGTAAAAGTAGATATAAGTGATGTAACATCAAAGATAGGCCATGTAGCTTCAATGTTATCAGATATTAATGGTAGAGTAGCCACAACATATATCGATACAGTTTCTAGAAAAATTTATTCAATGGGCGGTATAGTAGGTATGGCTTCCGGTGGAGTAGTTTTACCACAAGCAGCCTCGGGTATGGTTGTACCACAAACTGGCCGTGCTATTCCTATCCTTGCGCATGAATACGAGGATATAGTCAATACTTCACAACAGAGAAATTTAGCAGAGTGGATTATGGGTAAGGCTAATAGTAGACCTGATGGCAAGAGTACAAGCAATGAAGTAATACTACATACCATAATAAATTTAGATGGTCAGGTTTTATGGGAAAACAATGAAAAATTTGACTTAAGAAAATTAGGGGAGAGGGTATGAACCAGCAGAGAATTTTAATTGGCACAACTGAGCTTTCATTAATGGAGAGAACTTTTAACTCTAAACCTTATCCTATCGAGGAAATAGTAGAGTGTGAAAACGGATCAGAAACTCAATATTACGTTGGAGTTAAAAATATATTTGATATAACTTTTAGTATGCTTCCGGCTACTGACGCTAATGTTGAAGATTCTAAGGCTGGTCGTAATACTTTAAAAGCCTTATATGATTTGCACGCTTTTACAACGTTGACTTTATATAGTGAAACAGGGGCTACTATAACTTATAATGTCAGGTTTACTTCATATAGTGAAGAAGCTATCAGACCGTGGGCTGGCGATGTTGACTGGAGATATAATATTAGTTTTTCCTTAAAAGAGGTATAAATGCAGACTATAACAACAGCAGCAAGATTAGCTTTTGAAACTTCACCGGTTAAAAGAAAATATAAAGTTTTTATAGATTGGGTTACAAAAGGAGACGTTACTGGAACAGTTACCGCAGGAGAATTTAACTCAACATATTTTAGCAAGGATAATATATCCAATGATAAATCCTACTCTCCATATAAGCCTTTTATATTATCCAATTCAATGCGCTTAGGTGATAATGTCCGCTTAGTTTCAAATAAATATGATAATGGTTGGATGGGTGCAAACAGAAGTAATACAAGCGGTGTTTTTGCCAGTGCCGAAGTTATATCGGAAATATTTACTACTGTAGTCCAGACAAGGCAATTGATAGTAATAGGAAACCAGTATAATTATCCTGTCAATATGGATTTATATTATAGAGACTCTACAGATACAAACTGGGTTTTATGCCAAAGTTACATATCTTTAACGGATTATACCACAATTTATGAGTTTTCTGTGATGACGACCATTAAGGGTTGGAAATTAGAGATAACTAAAATTAATTTAGTTGATATGTTCGTTAATATTATAAAAATCTTGACAGGATTTAGAGAAGATGTATCAGCTGATTTAATCAAAGACCCAATGGATATTTTTAAACAACTTGAATATGATAAGGGGTCAATTAATATTGGTAATATTAGTTCCAATACTTTAACTCTTAGGCTTAATAATACCAGTCAAAAATATAATCCTGAGAATACCGGCTCTCATCTGTATCCATATTTAAGGTATAACAAAGTAATTCGACCGTTTATTGGAATTGATTTAGGGGATTCTATTGAATGGTTTGCACAGGGGAAATATTACATAAGGTCAATAGATACAAAACCTGATATGACTGTTGAAATTTATGCAGTTGACAGGATGTTCTTTTTAGATGACGTGGATTTTAACAGTTCAATTGTTTACAAAAATTATACAAAGTCTGAACTTGAGCAGGTAATTGTAGAAGACTTTGGCTTAGGTGCAACAGAATATGATATTGAGGCAACAACAGACGAAATTCCTTATGCTTATTTTACACCAAGAAAATATGCTGAAAATATTAAACAACTTGAAATTGCCGATGGTGGGGTGGCATTCTTTGATGAGTTAGGTTTTTTTATCTCTAAAAGTAGAGGCTGGGCAGAGTCACAAATATCTGCTTATTATGATGACAGCATAATAATAAAAGGTTCTGCTTCAACCCCGGTAATTGCTTCGAGCATGAAAAATTATATCAGGATTAAATCAAACCCGTTATATGAGCAGGCGCAACAGGTTGTTTATAATTTAACTCAAAGCATTACTATACCAGCCAATGGAACAAAAGACGTAGCTTGTTATTTTGACACTAAACCATGTCTTGATATTGTTGACGCAACCTTTACACAGTCAAGCACACACATAACAATAACAGCGCAATCTAAATATAGTTTTGTAACATACCTGACTTTTGCAAATTCAGTAGGAGCTGATGAGAATGTTTTAACAATAGAAATTCAGGCAAAACCTTTAGAGGCTACTGGAGCAAATGAAGTTATTGCTCAAGATGCTACATTAATTGATATCTATGGTAAATCAGAATATTTAATAGACTCTGAGTTTATACAGGGCATGAATTATGCGCAGATTTTAGCAGATGATTTACTTGTAGACTATAAAGACCCCGAAGCATTGGAAATTGAGATTAAGGCTACAACAAGACCATATTTACAGCTTGGAGATACTATAGAAGCTACAAGCAGCAAATTAAATATAATTAGTATTCTATATAAAATTACAGCCATAACTCTTAAATGTGGTACTGCTATAACTGATACATTAAAATTAAGAAAGATACAGTGACAATTCAATGAGGAGAATTAAATGACAACAATATATACACACGCACCTATTATATTTGCACCTGACACAATTATGAACGCTGCTTGTGCAAATCAGGAAATACATGAAAAAATGGACGATATAGATCTCCTAAAAGCCGATAAGTCTTATGTTGATTCGATATTGGTTAGTGGTTCCCCTAAGGGTGTTTATGCAACACTCGCCGCTTTAACAGCAGCTATACCAGCAGGGAATACAAACATTTATTTAGTTACGGCGGATGGTAAATGGTATTATTGGAACGGTGCTGCATGGACAGCAGGTGGTACATATCAAAGCACTGGTATAGCAGATGGCAGTATAACTCCGGTTATGCTAAACAGCGAAATACCAAATACTAAAAATACTAATAATTTATTTATAAAATCAACCGCAACATTGGGCAAATATATTAGTGATACCACTGGTTTGGAGGTTGTAAATGCGGCATTTGGATATGTTACATTAAATGTAGTTCCTGGGGCATATTATTTTGTCAATTATAATTATGGAGCAAATGGTCATCGTGGGGTATATTTTGATTCCGGAGGTAGCAATATTTCAGCTATTGACGGGACAACATATTATTTTGTTAATAAAACAGACGGCACTCGTCTTGCATTTGTGGTCGCTGCAACCGCCGCTACAGTTAAAATCAATTTTCTTGTCGCTGACATTGATAATGTTATTATTTTTCAGGATGCTTCAAAAGTCCATGACGGTGTGACAATTGAAGATAAATGGCTTGATAGTAATGTCGTAAAACGCAGAGATATCCCATTTGTAAGTAATATATTAGATGATATAAACAGTGTAACAATAATAGATTATGCCTATACCAGTGTTTCTCACCCATTTATTAGCAGCACAACATTCGGACAAAATGCTCCAATCCCTGTTACAGCAGGAGAGATATATCTTGTGGAAAACTTTACAAGCACCTATGCACCTTCTACGCTTTCTACGAGAGGTATTTTTTTAGATGCCAATTTTATTTATGTTAGTTTATTGGTAGCTGATGATTCTACTTCTTATTCTCCAAAATATACTGTCCCAGCAGGGGCCGCATATATGATGGTTTTGTTTGAAACAGCATTGTTAAGCACTTTTTCTATTAAGAGGATATATAGTCCAACAGTAAACGACATGATGATTAGGAGAAATGCTATATACCCTGGATATTGGATTTCTAAAAAATGGGTTAGTTTTGGAGACAGTATTACCTATCGCGAATTATGGCAGCCAGATGTTGTAACCGAGCTTGGGTTAGTACATACCAATTGCGGAATCGGAAGTACACAACTTGCAGGGACAGGAGCAACGGCATTCTGGCAAGATGCCAGGTTAGATGTTGTCAAAGCAGCAGATCCCGATGTCATAACTATTCTGGGCGGTGCCAATGATCTTGTTGGTGAAATTCTCATAGGGACAGCAGCAGAATTTGCAGCAGCACTGGGAGCAAAAGATACTAATTTATTTCTGGGTGCTTATTCTTACATTATTGAAAATCTATTGACTTGGAAACCAACACTTAAAATAATATTATTAACTACTACTTATGCACATTTAGATGGGGCAACAATGGCACCAGCAAGCGGTCTGCGTTATACCGATTATGCAAATGCAACAAAATTAGTCGCACTCTATTATGGTTTGCTCTATGTTGATTTACACGGAGAGGCAGAGGTGAATAAACTCACACAGTCTACTTACACATCAGATGGTATACACCCAAATACTGATGGCGCAAAAGCAATTGCTAAACTGGTTATTGCTGGGCTGGAAAAAATTAGTCCATTTTAAACTATGCAAATAATAAAATTTGAGAGATAATCACATTTTGAATTGAGGGGGCGGTATTGTGAAAAAGACAATATTAATTTCAGTGATTATTTCAATAATAACATCCTTAACTGTGTTTTTTGCACTAAGTATTTTCATGCCCAATAAATTAAGTATCGGCGAAAATTACTATGAAGTCGGTGGGGTGATAAGAAACATTGGTGAAGGATGGTTTGCGATAGATGATTCAGGCCATGAACCTATCGGCATTACTAATGTAGAAACGACAAAGGATTCGGTTGTTATTCATTATTCAAAGGCGAACAAAGCGGTATTTTTTTCAGTAACCCCAGATGAAACGATGACATCAGAAGGGTATACAATGGGGGCATCTGTCGGCTTGGACAATGCAATAATTAATATCTATGATAAGGATCACAATATCATCAATCCAAATGATTATAAAAACAGCAAAGGTAATATATGGGTTAATGGAAGATTTAAGAAATAATACGATTATGCTAAATGAACCAATTTTAACAGAGCCTATCAAATAATATTAAGATATAAATTTAAAGTTATCAGCTCTCCATTCGGGGGGCTTTTTTATTTGAGATTTTATGAGGGCAGTAAAAGAAGGCAAAAAAGTTAAGACTGAAATATCAGCAGAGCTTGTAACTACAGTAACGGATGAAGTTAGTAAACAACTTGCGGATCAGCCAATTATAATATGAGGGAAGTAAATTAGATGACACAAAATGAAATAAGCAGACTCTCAATAGTAGAGACCAAAATCAATGACATGATTGAAGGTCAGGTTACTTTAAAGGAATTTTTAATTGAGCAGATAAAGGCTCAAGAAAAAGCAATTGGTATCGCTATGGTTGGACAAAAAGAAGCAATTGGTATCGCTATGGTTGCCTCAGAGAAGGCAATAGTCAAGGCAGAGATTGCTAATGACTTGCGTTTTGAAGAAATGAATAAAAGAATCAGTGATTATGTTGAGAGCACTGATAAAAATATTAAAATACTTACGGAAACTAAAGATATGAATGCTGGTGCAAAAACAGGGGTAACAGAATCAAAAGTAGATTTAACAAGGTATCTTGGCTGGATTGTTTCAATATTATCAATAGCAGCAGTAATAGCTACAGCATTATTAAGGTGATATAAATGACAGAATTCATTCCTGGAATTTCATGGCAGACTTTCAACTGCAAAAATAAAGCACAAACAAACGAGCTGGTTAATGCTGGATTTAAGATGTTAAGGATTTTCATTGACATGGCAAATTTACCTCAGGGAGAGCCAACACAAGCGTATATAAACAACTTTATGAATACAGAAGATGGGCTTTCGCGCTGGACATATGAGGGTAAAACTGGATTATTTCAGAGCAACGCTACCGTAAAAGATAGTTTTGACTTCTGTTTAAAGAATGGATGGCTGCCAGTTTGTTGTTTCGGGTACAGAGAAGAAACTCCTCATAATTGGTTAGGGCGTGCGCCTGGAGAAGATAAGTTTAATTGGCTTGGTAAGTTTGCCAAGTCTTTTGCCGAGTATCTTGCCAACCTTGGATTTCCCAGAGCGGATGCAGAAATTTATAATGAACCTTCAAAATTACAACAGTTTGGTTTCGGATGGGATGCATATTCTAAATTAGCTTATATTATGGGTTCTAATTGGAAGTCAGTTAATCCTAATTATAAACTTCATATATTTGCAGATGACTCATTTAGAACGGGCTATCTACAGAATATAATGACTAATATTGATTTAATCAGAATCACTGATTATATTTCAATCCACGTTGGAGTCGGTACAGAGCAGCAAGAGTGGGATGACAGGCAGATTTCTAAGGTTAAACAAACCATATCTAAATACCCTCACTTAAAACTTGCGGTAACTGAAATGAGTCCGAATGGTAAATGGGAACACATGAAACAATTAATTGATAACGGTGTTTCAATGTATGGTTTATTCTGGGCTATTAGAAAAGAAGAGGTTGGAACCGCCTTTGTTATTGATGATGTCTGGATGATACATTCTGATGGAAGCGTCCAATGCACTTCACCCACAAAGAGGGATATCTTGACTTCTTTTAATCATACTTATTATAAACCTTATATATTACAGGAGATTGATGACGATATGAAATTAGATAAATATTATAAAGTCGGTTCTCAGGGAATCGGAGTTAAATTTATTCAGATGATTTTAAATGCTGAACTTGAGCCTGAACCTAAACTTGTTATTGATGGTATCTTAGGCGCAAACACTACTTCAATTATTAAACAATACCAGAAAAATTATAACTTAGCTCAAGATGGTATTATCGGACCGGCCACGATGAAAGTAATGATATTTAATAATCCTGAAATTTGGGATGAAATTGAATATAACTATGCTATAGGTGAAAGATGAATGACGACTCAAGAGATATTTATATCTAAAATCGCACCCAAAGCAGTAGAGGCTAATCAACTTCATAATATCAAATCTTCTCTTACTATTTCACAGGCAATCATTGAGAGTAACTGGGGTAAATCTTCACCTGGGAATATGTTATTTGGGATGAAATGGTTCCCGAATTGTGGCTATGATTATCAGTTATTAAATACTAAAGAATTTATAGGCGGAGTTTATGTAACCGTTAAAGCTAAGTTTAAGAAGTATAAATCTTGGGATGACTCAATTAGCGACCATACAAATTTACTCCTTACAAGCCGGTATGCGAAAGTATTGACAGCTAAAAATTATATGGAAGCCACGCAGTTTATAAAAGACTGTGGGTATGCTACAAGTCCTACTTATCCGGCAACGCTTAGAAATGTTATAAAACAATATGAATTAGATCAATATGATTTATAGGTGATTATATGGATAAACAACTTACAGCTAATTTTCGTTATTCAGAGTTTTGGTGTAATGGAATTGAACCACCAACTGGATATTACCTGAACATTTTAGCTCTTGCAAAAGAATTACAAAAAGTTAGGGATGCCGTTGGAAGCCCCATAACCATAACGTCAGGGTGGCGAAGCAAAGAGCATAATACAAGTGTTGGAGGCGCTACAAATTCTCAGCACTTAACAGGTAAAGCTGCAGACATTAAATGTTATAAAATGCCTGCAAATTTTCTCTTAGTTTATTTAGCAAGATATGGAGCTTTCACTGGATTTGGGGTAGACCCCACATTCAATCACGTTGATATTAGAACAGGTAATTTAACAATCTGGCATTACTAATAATAGTTCCCAGAACGCAAAATGCGTACTAGTCTGGGACAGTGTGCGCTTAATCCCGTCGCCTTGTAACGGGGTTTTATAATTCTACTAAGGAGGTTCTAACGAGTAAACTTAATCCACCCGATCTATTTGAGATACATGGCAAAATTAAAACAATAAAGTATATAGAACTTAATTATAGCGAAGATTTTGAGGAGTTAGATATTATCCCGCTCTCATGTTTTCATATAGGTTCAAGTTTTTTTAATGAAAGCAAACTTCGGGGGCATGTTAAATGGATTTCAGAAAAAGAAAATAGACGTGCTTGGTTATTGGGAGATATATTTGACGCTATTTTAGATGGAAGCCCTGGCAATATGCATGAAGCGGTATGTTCTTTAAAAGACGCTAAACTTCTTGCAGAGGATATTTTAAAACCGATAGCAGACAAAATTGATTTAGTCGTTCCAGGTAACCACGATAACCGTATATTCAACAAAACTACTGACGAAATAATATTTGACTTATGTAAGTATTTAGGTATTGAAAGGAAGTATCATTTTGGAGATTATACCGGCGTAATAAGATTTGGCAAGCAAACCGTTAACCATAATAAGCCTGTTGTTTATTCATTTTTTTGTACTCATGGAAGTGGGGGGTCAACAACACCAGCGGGTAAATTAACAAGATTACTTGGTATTGCTGAAATAGTTAAAAACTGTGATTTATATACTATGGCGCATATTCACGATATGTTAACTTGTAAATTAGAACCATTTACTGTGGACAGTAGAAACGGTAAATTAGTATCAATGGTGCAAACATTCGTATCATCATCAAGTTGGCTTGACTATGGAGGGTATGCACTTGAAAAGAAATATAAACCAGCTAAGACAGGCAGCCCAAGAATAAGGCTTTATGGAGATAGAAAAGACATCCACATTTCAATCTGATTTATCCGGGAATCCCAGTTAGTTGGGTGTACAACATTTTCTCATGTGTAAAAAGTAAGTTGTACACAAGTTGAATACAAATATGCCAGCACGAATTAAGATTAGGTTGTCATAAACATGTCAATACGGTTGTCATAAGGAGAATTATGGAATTTATACGCTACACAAGCAAGTCAGACCTTAAAGATTTAAAAAATCATTCTATAGATTTAAAAGATTTCATATCAAATACCGATTCTGAAAAAGACACAATAGAGGATTACAAACCTGACGAAGTTTTTCCTAAAGACTGGTCGTCTATTTATGAGGTTACTATAACCATAGAAGATATATAAGATAGTATGCGATAACACAAATTATATCGTATAAATAAGATGTTAAAGTTACCTGACAGATAACCTGTAAATTGATTATTGTCTGGTAAAATACAACACTTGTAGTATAAATTAACAACAATCTGTATAGTGGCACTATTAATTATACCCTAAATATGCCAATAGTAGTATTATATCACGTTATTCATACCAAAAATGGTATATTTTACACATAATTGACACCTAAAGGGTATTAATTATCTACAATTTGTAGTCAGTTAGTGAAATATAAGTTTCAGTTGTGCATTATAGACGCTGAAAAGATACCGAACGGGAATATCCTATACGTTATTTAGAGAAATATTAAATAACATGGGACGTACCTGACACTGATAGCTACAGTGAGGCGTTCAGGATAGGGTTGCTGGTTATCCTTATATATCGGCTTCACGCCATTATATAAAAAACCATGCAATATGGTCGGCAAGTTGCCATATTACCAAGTAGATTGCCAAGTTTGGGGGCGAGTCTCGGTCTCGACAGGTGTAAAGCCGATGTGCAAATCCTGGACGTGGGTTCAACTCCCACCGCCTCCACCAATTTCTCTACAATATAAAAATTTATACTATAAGGAAACAGATGCCATACTTTCAACGTTTTAATTTAACTTTCGAACAGTGTTTAAAGCAATCGCTTTGCCCTGAATGTGGAGCGCCGTTAGCTTTTAGAGAGGGTTGTAAAATGTGTCATTCGTGTTACTGGAGCGCCTGCTAATGGAAATAATATTTAAAGATGACAAGGTTATCGACATTAAGGGTTATCCTACAGGGTGGCCGTATGATAAGGAAAAAGATATTAGCCTGTTAAATAGGTTATATACCTAACAATTAAGTTGTTTTTGTGATATAATAATTATATAATAAACATGGGGATAGCGCACACTATCCCCGCCTATGTGCGGAGGAAAAATGGAAGTTAAAAGATGTCATAAATGTCAAGAAGTAAAATCTGTTGAAGAGTTTTCTAAAAATAAGAGTACCCCTGATGGCTTACAGTACAATTGTAAAATTTGCCATAATCTAAGTGTTCGTGAATATGCTAAAGCCAATCCTGAAAAAGATAAAGAAACACAAAAACGACAATATAAAATTCATATTGTGGCGAGAAAAGAATATAATAAAAAATGGCTTGAAGTTAATAAGGACAAGGCTAAAAAAACTCATACCACTTGGCGCTTGACTAACAAAGAAAAAATAACAGAAAGAGATAGAAGATATCTAAAAAAAAATTGGGATAGGATTAAAGAATATAATAGAAAATGGTATCTTGCCCATAGAATATTAAAAGTAAAAATAAAAAAAGACCCTATATTTTATAGATTAAACAGTATTATAGGTTCAAAAATAGGCCATTCATTACATGGAAATAAAAATGGCCGCCATTGGGAAAATCTTGTTGGGTATACAGTTCAAGATTTAATTAAACATTTAGAAAAACAATTTACAGATGGGATGTCATGGAATAATTATGGGTTTTATGGTTGGCACGTAGACCATATTATACCAAAAAGCTTTTTTGAATTTACGTCGTCAGATGATATAGAGTTTAAATATTGTTGGTCTTTAATAAATCTACAGCCTCTATGGGCAACAGATAATAAGAAAAAACATAATAAAATAATTTATATCTAAAGGGGTGATTTAAATTGTTAGAAAATATTGATTGGAAGTTAATAGTAATTTTAATACCTATTTGTATGGCATTAACAGAGTTTGTGAAGAATCTGACTAAAGATAAGTTGGGTCAATGGTCTATAGCAGTGAGTATGGGATTAGCATTTGTAACTGTATTCTTATTTGGTATGGGAGATGCCGCATTTGCTTGGCAACCATTTGTAAAGATGAGCATAATGGTAGGCTTGGGCGCTTGTGGTCTTTACAACGGTACTACTCAGGTAGGATATGCAATTGTAAATAACATATCTAAGGCACAAGTTAATGTTAATACACCTAGTGGAAAAGATTCAAACATTAAAATTGATATTACAAAAGAAGAAGTTAAATAAACTTAATTCACAGTTAGGTTGACAGCTAAGTGGGGTCGGTATTCAAAAGATATCGACCTCTTTTTTTTATTGGAAAAATAATTTATAGTAGGCTAATATTTCTCTTGACAAACATTGTTTATTGTTATATATTAATATTATTAATAAGGGTCTTAATTGAAAGAGGGGATATGATACGTAATAGTTTAAGCATTTACAGAAAGAGGGCGGAGATAACACAATTTGACGTTGCTGAAAAACTGGGTACAAAACAGTTTATTGTTAGTTTGTGGGAATCAGGCCAGCAAGTTCCAACAGTTGAACAGATAGAAAAAATGGCTACAATATTTAATACCACAGTAAGCAATCTATACGACCAGAAATTTTTATTAGCATTAATAGAAATGAATAAATAATGGACAAGAGATTAAAGCAGATAATTGATGAGTTTTATAAGGCAAGTTTAAAAGCAGAAAAGAAAAGAGGCAAAAAATGAAGATAGTTTTATTATTCAACAGATGGCCTGTTCCAAGTTTAGTTGAAAGTATTGTTGTACTTTTATTATTAGTAGCAGTAGTAGCAATTTTTTATGTTATTGACAAATTAAGACAAAAGAAGTTAAATAATAAGAGAAAGGAATCAACATGAATAAGAAAAACACAATAGATTATATCAGACCGGCTGGAGCGTTCCCGCAGACTTTTGAAGGCTGGGAAAAATACCAGGCTCAGTTTGACAATATCAATGATGCAGATGATTTTTTTGAAGGTCTTAACAATAAAAGTGTAAAAAGAAACAGAACAGAAACATGGTGGGGAAATGATCCAGATTTAAGACAGCACGAACGAAGAGAAAGGAAGTGGTTTAGATGACTAACTTAGAAAAACAATTAGATGAATGTAATCTCTGGCTATATAAAATTCTAAACAAAGTTGCAGATATGAAGTTAAATTTAAAGGTTCAGGAGACTTTAAGAAACGAGTTAAAGGAGCAGCAAGATGACTGACGTATATTGTGGTAAAACAGCGTGTATCAACAACACCTGGAAGATGATAGAAAACAGGCAGTATCACGTCTGTATAGCGGAAGAAATAGAGATAACCAAAGACGGTAATTGTTTTAACTATGAAGTGCCGGAATTGCCATTTAAGCCAATTATTTGGAAAGGGGTTGAAAATTAAATGGAACTTAAAAAGAAATTAATTGAAGTTTCAAAGTCTATAGGTTATTTGCAAAAGGATAAGAAAAACACGATGCAGAATTACAGTTATTTATCCGAAGCAAAAATCAAGGATACCATTCAGGGTAAATTTGAAGAGCATGGCATAGTTTTTAACTACTCGACAACAGATGTCAGGGAATATGAAATAAGTCCTACCAGTAAAGGAACGAAACAGTTTTTAACCATAGCAAGTGGAACTTACAAATTTTTGGACGCCGATAGCGACATGGAAATCTCCGGTACTTGGTTTGGCAGCGGATCAGATACCGGAGATAAGGGATTATACAAGGCAATAACCGGCGGTATTAAATATGTGTTAAATACAAACTTCCTTATTCCTACTGGTGATGACCCTGAAAAAGATGACAGTGATAATGGTAATGGCAAACCTCCGGTAAAGCCTAAGCCTCCAAATATTGCTACTGATAATGCCGAAACTAAATATTCTTCCAATAGTGAATATTTTGAAAACTATGACTGGTCTAAAGTAGATTTACAAACCGTTCCTGAAGTTCTTGAGTGGGGTAAAAATCCTAAGACCGGAAAAAGTATGGTTATTAAAAATGCAGAAATAGTAACCAAACTATATTTCTTAGCTTTAGATTCTATGCCCAAAGAAGAAGTAAGCCAATTTTATCTTGATATAACCGGAAAGAAATACGGCTTTACTTATGAGCATATTCATGTAATAGCAAAAGCATTAATGAGTATGGAAGATGATAAAAAGAGTAAAGGAGGTTCAAAAGAAGAATTAAGAGAAGCATTTGAGCAGGCAGAATTTGTTGATGAGGACATACCGTTATAGAAAGGAGGCTCTTAAAACATATTTAGCAATATAGTGTTTAGCAAGCAATACCAAACAAAAGCAGGGAGCCGCAAACTCCCTGCAAGAAAGGTAAGTCATGACTAAGAACATTACCATAATTATATTAGCACTAATTATAACTTTAGTATTATTTTTATCCTTAATGATGTTCTCAAATTATCAGCACGATATGCTTTCAATGGCAGACCAGCAATTAAAGTCTGACAACCTACACCTCGAAGCCCTAAGCGGAATATCTAAAGAACTTAATAATGTTAAAGATGATGCTAAAATACTTGAAAATAAATATATCGCTCTAGGCAAGGAGAAAGGTTTATCAGGTAACTGGCAAGAGTTTGTCTTAACGGCTTACACCCCAAACGATGTAAGCCAAGGTACAACTGATATTACGTTTATCGGAATCCGCGCTAATGCAAAAATTCCTATTTGTGCAGTAGACCCGACTGTTATTCCAGTAGGCTCAATAATTGAAATAAAAGACTATGGATATTTCTTAGCAGCAGATACAGGGCTTGCGATTAAAGGTAATAGAATTGACCTGTTATTCAGCAATAAAGATGAAGCAATTAATTTTGGCAAAATTATAAAAGATGTGAGAGTGATTAAATGAGCAAATATAGATGTACTTATATAAGTGGCAGTGGGCAAGAATACAATGAGGGTATTTGGATAATAAAAACAAAAACACCAAAAACTCTAATAATGGAAAAAGTGAGTGAAAATGGAATTTATGGCAATTATGAAAAAGGTGAAAAAATAAGATGTCAAAAAGGGAATGGCAATCCCTTAATTGAATATGATGATGGTACATTTACTATTTATCCAAATCAAAATGGAACACCTTATTATTTTGAAACTATTAGTGAAAGTTAAATAAATGAGCAATCAAAAAGCAGGATTAGATTACTTTCCACTAGATGTTTACATTGAGCAAGACGATAAAATGGCATTAATCCAAGCTAAACACGGGATTATAGGATATGCAGTTGTCCTTAAAATGTTTACCAAAATCTATTCAGACAAAGGTTACTACTATCCATGGAACGAAGAAACACAGTTATTGTTTTCAGCAAGGGCAGGAGCTGATTATAACAAAGTTATAGAGATAATAAGTGATGCTATTAAATGGAAAATATTTGATGCAGATAAATTTGAACAGTGTCAAATATTAACATCAAAAAGAATACAGGAAACATATTTAGAAGCAACAAAAAGACGTAAAACTGTTGAACTTTTTAAGCCTTATTTACTGCTAAACGGGGATAATGTAAACATCTTGGCTGGAAATGTAGACATTATCGAAGGAAATGTAGACATTTTGAAACAAAGTAAAGTAAAGGAAAGTAAAGTAAAGGAAAGTAAAGAACCCCCTACCCCCTTTAATGAAATTGAAAAACTTTATTTAACACACTGCATACTACTTCCAAGTATCCAAGAATTAACCGAACAAAGAAAAACTTTAATAAAAGCACGATGGCAAAAGCATAAAGATTTATCCATATTTGAAAATCTTTTTAAGAAAGCCAATGCGAGTAAGTTTCTTACTGGAAGCAATAAGGAAAATTGGAAAGCAAGTTTTGACTGGCTTCTAAATGTAAATAATATGATTAAGGTTTTAGAAGGCAATTATGACAACAAAAAACCAGTTATGGGTGGAGGCAGACGATATGAAAACTATTGATACCACAAAACTAAATGAAATGTCAGTCAGGGATTACGACCTTGAAAAAAAGATACTCAAAACCATTATCCTGGATAAGAAGAATTTAGACTATATCAACTCATTAACCGAAGATGATTTTTGTAATGATGGTTTCAGGGAAATATACAAAGTGTTTAGGGAAATGTCTGATAAGGAAATTCCAATAGATATAAATTTGATTCCAAGAGAGACAAAAATATCTCAGCCATTTACTGAAATGATGGTAGTAGATAGTTTATTTAACTGGGAGATGTCAACCTATATTAACCGCTTAAAGCAGATTTCACAGCAACGCAAGATACAGCAATTAATGTATAAGGCCACTGTAATGGTTAAGGAGGATAAGACGCCGGAGGAAATATCCTATTGGCTTACTAATGAAATATCCAAGTTTACCGTAGCACCTGTTGAGGATATGGAAAAGCAGAATCTTAGGATTAATACTGAGTTATTAGAGGAGTTACAGCAAGAGGATTATTTCGGATTAACATCGGGATATGCAAACCTGGATTACAGGATAAGAGGTTTTGCCAATGGCACATTCACTATTTTAGGTGGCACACCATCGGCGGGTAAAACTACATGGCTTCTTAATATCGTTAACCACTTGTGCAAAAAAGGTAAAAGGGTTTTACATGTAAATCTTGAAATGTCCCACATGATGATGCAAATGAAGATACTATCAATTATTACCGGAATATCAACGTCACTTTTAATGGCTACCAAAAAGAATATATTGGAAGATCAATGGAAACAAATAACAGATACCTTAAATTTAATTTCATCTTATAAATGGTTTAGGATAGGTGAAAAAGATACTACAGTTTTTGATATTGAAAATGCCATTAAAGAACAGGGCGGATTTGATATTGTTGTTGTTGACTATTTGCAATTAATGAAACCAGTTCACGCAAGTAAATCAAGGTATGAGGATGTGTCTGCAATATCCAGGGACCTTAAAAAACTTTCAACAAAATACAATATTCCGTTTATCGTGGTGGCTTCAATCAATAGGGATTATGCCAATAGAGACGACAAGATGCCAATGATATCGGATTTAAGAGACTCAGGCAATATTGAATATGATGCAGATTTAATCTTGTTTTTATCAAGAGAATCTCTGTTTGCAGAATATGATGAGAGAAAACACATGATGACAAGTTTTGAATATGAACATAGAGCGGAATTATTAGTGGCAAAAAATAGGTGGGGGCAATCGAATAAAAAAATACCATTCTTTTTTGATGGTGAAAAATCATTATTCATGGAGGTAACAGATGAAGTCGATTAAACAACTATCACTTAAAATCTATAATTCTATCAAGAGGTTCTTTAAAGACATGGCAGTATTACAAAGTGAGATTATGAAGTTTGATGAAGAATATAAACAATATTTGGAGGGGAAGAAATAACTTGAAATTATCCACTATAAAGCACCGCACCAATAAGGCTATAAAGAAGAAACTTGATATCCTATGGTCGTTAATAGTCAAGAAGCGTGCCGGCGGAGTTTGTGAGGTTTGTGGTAAATCAACGAATCTTAACAGTCATCATATAGTGGGACGTAGAGTATCAGCTTTAAGATGGGATGTTAGAAATGGATGTAGCCTTTGCGTGTTATGCCATAGATTTTCAAATAATTCCGCACATAATAATTCACCGTTATTTGATACTTGGATGAAACGCAATAGACCTGATGACCTTGAGTATGTTTTGGAACATTGTAACGATGTTTTTGATAAAGATTATCAAAGAATTGAAGACGAGTTAAAGGAGCAATCATAACCATAGCCGAAACAATTAAGGATTTGATTGAAAGAGAGCGAGTGGATATAGACAGTAATGAGTTTGAATCAATATCAATAACAGTTCAAGACAACAAAGTAACAGGGTATAAAATCCTTAAATCTAAAAAAGTTTAATTTAAAGTAAGCCTGACGTAGAAAACGAGGGATTACAAATTGGCACTTAATCAAGTGTCAGTCTGTAGTCCCTTTTTTTATTGCCAAAAACTAAAAGGAGGAATCATGGATTATTACGAAATCACTAAGGCTATAAGAATGAAGTTAGAATACGTACACGCTGCGGCTGGCGAGAAAGATGCAGATAATATTTCTTTTGATATCCCAGATATTTATAAATCTAATTTTGAGGATATTATTTGTGATTATGTTGACGCTCTTGCGGAAGTAATGCGAGTTAAAAATGCAAACAAAAGGGCAATATTAATTATGGATGCTTTAGGGTATAACCAAGAGGCAATGGCTGATACATTGCACATAAAACATCAAAACGTTAGTAAAAATATAGCATGGCTAAAAAGATTTTTTAGTAAAGTGGGTGCGGAATAGCGTGTCAAGTCGCTATACTTAAAGTATAAGTAAAAAAATAAAACTTAGAAATATTGTCCAGAGAAGTTATATAAAATCTGGAAGGCGGGCGGTGGGGCATGGAACTAAGGGATTATTAACTATGGAGACATTATTGAAATATAACGAAGTAGACTTAGGCATTTACAGCCACGATGATATTAAGAAGGCTGACAAGTATAGACCAGTTTATAAACGACTGTCCGGCAAATCTCTTGAAGGCTTGGCAAAAGCATACAATGGGCTGGGTATGAAATTTAAAGACGTATCGGATGAGATTACGAAATGGAAATAACATTTACAGCTTCACTCCCGCCGATTCAGAGTGCAATAAATCTGGATGGCAACGGTGATGGGGCGAGAATAAAATTAGATATACCGAGAAGTGATATCAAGGCAATATTAGAATTACAACAGATGACGGGTAAAAGTTTTAAGGTGGTAATAACGGATGAGCGATACTGATAATACAGATAAAAAAACAGATAAGGACTATTTATTTAAGCCAGGTGAAAGTGGCAATCCTAATGGCAGGCCTAAGGGGCAGAAAAACTATTTAACCTTAATGGAAGAAGCTTTAGAAAAACGAGCAATCCAAGAAAAGGTTTCTTACTATGATAAATTAGCTGAATGGTGTTTTAGATATCCTCAAACAGCAACTGCAATATTAAAGAAGTTTATACCTGATAAACAACAGACTGAAATAACAGCGCCTGAACCAATAGAAATAAAGATAGTATACGATGACAATACAGAAGGAAGTTAATGCTACAGCAGTTTACAGATGGCTCAAAAATACTACTGCAAGAACAAATATTCTTAGAGGCGGCAGCCGAAGTTCAAAAACATATTCTTTAGCACAACACATTATTTTCAATAAGCTACTTTCATGCGATAACAGGGTAATAATTATTGCTATGAAAACCCTGCCGGCATTAAAGAAAACAGCGCTGAAATTGTTTACCGATTTGTTGGACGAATATATTGGCGCAAGTAATTATAAATTTAATAAGACTGATAAGGAACTCCGATATAAGAATAATTTAGTTTATTTCATGGGATTAGATGAACCGCACAAAGCGGCAAGTTTAGATTACAACGATCTATGGCTTGAAGAAGCGACTGACTTTAGTTATGAAGACTTTAAACAGTTTAATATGAGGTCGAGCCGTAAGGGTGGCAACAATCAATTATTTTTAAGTTTTAATCCTGTTAGTGCGCTTCATTGGATAAAGACTGAAATTGTAGATAAAAATAAACCAAATGTAGCCGAGCATATCTCAACATATAAAGATAATATCAAGAATTTACCTCCCGAAATTATTGCAGAAATAGAAGACTTAATCAATCAGGATGATAACTTCTATAAAATTTATGCTTTAGGCGAATGGGGTGTTCTTGAAAATATCATCTATGGCAAATGGAAAACTTTTGATGAGTTACCGGAAAAGATTGATGATATTAGTATAGGCGTTGACTGGGGATTTAACTCCCCGAGTTCTATTTTAAAGTGTTATTGGATAGACGGTAAAGTGATATGGGAAGAATTATTTTATGCCGGCGGATTAACACAGTCTGAACTTGTTGATAAGGCTCTTAAATTAATACCGGAGGATCAGCGTAAACTTTCAATGTTCTGTGATAGTGCTGAACCTGCCTTAATACAAGAATTTTATAATGCTGGTTTTAATGTACATAAAGCTAAGAAAGATGTAAATGACGGTATCGATTATTGCAAGACACATTTACTCGGCGCAACAAAAGACAGCATAAATCTAATTAAAGAATTAAATTCTTATTCATGGAAGAAGGATAAGAACGACAACGTTATTGATGAGCCAGTTAAATTTATGGATCACTTAATGGATGCCGGAAGATACGCAACTTATTCAATGAATTATAACAATAGAGTAAACCAAGACTTTGACTTTTCACTAAGATAAATTTATATAGATAAGGAATAGAATGTACGATCTAAACAATATTGTTAAGCTGGCTAAAATAACAGAACCGACAATTTTTTCAGATAATGAACTTGAAAAAATCAATGGACTCATCAAGTTTCAAGATTACTATGAGAATCGCTGCTTTAAATATATTACCGAAGTTTACCCCGAATATAGACATGGTGGGAGCGAGGGCAAGGATTACAGACCAGCTAACATTCCCCTTAACTATGGCAAGTTTATAATTGATAAGTTAGCAGCATGGCAATTTGAAATCGGCATTGACTTTAACTGTGAATCTGAAATTAGCCAGAATAGAGCAGACGAGATTGAAAAGGATTTATATGATATTCATAAGAAAAATTTAATGGATATTAAACTTCTTCAATCTGCAACCGAATCCAATATAGCCGGCAGTGTTACATTTAAATTAAAGTATGAAGAGGATGAGAAGTATCCACGTATTTTAATTAGAAACAGAATTGAAACATTTGCCATCACTGAATTTGATGATTATGAGAAACTTGTTAAAGTTCATTTTATAGCGTTTCAAGATGAAAAAACTATATGGAAACAGACTTATGAATTAGTTAAAAATGAGGTAACTAAGAAGAATGTATGTTTTATATCCGAAGAATTATTTGATACGAAAGATATTAAGACTCCTTCAAAGGTTATTCATGAAAGGCAGCCATTAGGATTTAACGGTAAATGGTTAGACTTCTTACCGGTGTACATTATTCCTAACATGGCGCAACTTGGCATGATTGATGGCATATCTGAACTAAGGGATTTAATCCCTGTAATTGATGAAATATGCAAAAAGTATTCCGATTTATCAGATTCATTAAGGTTTGATATGTTTGCTATAACAGTATTCCTTAATGCTAAGATTCCAGAGGGGCCAGATGGTAAGAAACGTCTTAAGGGGAAAGCAGGCGCAATCTGGTCTTTAATAAGTGATGGCCCATTTGAAACAGTTAAACCTGAGGTATTCAAACTTCAAGGCACTTCTAATATTTTACCAACAGTTCAATATCATATCGATAGTTTAATGGCTGCATTATTTGAGTTGGCTGAATGTGTTAATATCACACCGGCTACAGTTCAGGGCTTACCTGCATTGTCAGGCATAGCATTAAAACTATTGTTTGCTTCAATTATATCTAAAACTAATCGTAAGAATACTGTATGGGAAAACAAACTTGCAGAAATCTATATGGGAACTCTTAAACTTAAGCAAATATATGAGGGTTATGATATACCGGAAGATTTAAACATTGAGATTATAACACATGTTCCAGTTCCTGCAAACGAATTAGAAGCAGTACAAATAGCAACAGAAAAAATTGCCGCTGGTCTTAGTGCAGTAGAAACTGAAATGAACGCTTTAGGTGTACAAGATACTCAAGCTGAAATGGCTAAAATATTAGCAGAGAAATTACAGTACGATAAAGTAATGAATGTAGACCAAATAAACAACCAAACTAATAATAATCCAGTAGATAATACACAAACAAATCAAGGTAATTAAGTAGTTTTTGTGGTATAATAAATATATAATAAAACATGGGGAGAGCCGATTCTCTCCCCACCTAATCGGAGGTTAAAATGATATTAGAAGTTTTAGAAGCAAAGACAAAAAGAAGTGGCAATAGGGCAAAGTGTAATTGTGATTTTTGTAAAACAGAATTTATAACAACCTATTTTAAAGCTACATATCATAAACATCTTTTTTGTTCAAGAAATTGTTTTATTGAATATAAAAAAATAACATCATTAGGCGAGAACAATAATTTTTATGGCAAAAAGCATAAACAAAAAAGTATTGATAAATTTTTAGATTCAATTGGTGATAGTAGAAAAGGCAGTGGAAATTCAGGCTGGAATGGTGGTAGAGCAAAAACTGATAGTGGTTATGTTTTAATTTTTATGCCTGAACATCCTTTTAAATGTAGAGGAAAATATATTAGAGAACATAGGCTTGTGATGGAGAAGTTTTTAGGACGTTATTTATTACCCAAAGAGCAAGTTCATCATATAAATGGTAACAGACAAGACAACAGAATAGAAAATCTTATGTTGTTTGCAAGTAATTCAGCACATAAAAAATATGAGTCAAGCTTAAAGGTAGCAGTTTAAAATGTCAAACGAGTATCTAGCACATTATAAAAAACAACAATCAGACTATATCAAACTTGCGGATTTTCAGGATAAAGAATTGGCAACATTATATGATTCTGCTGCTGATGATATAGGTGCAAGAGCTGAATTTATAATAAGAAATAATGACTTATCTTATTCACAAGCGAAAAAACAGATAGAACCTTTAGTCAAAAAAGTTGATATATTATCAGCCGACTATAAAAATTTAATTTATGATAGTTTAGACAAGGTAGCCGCAGTAGGTATTGAACCAGCTGCTTTAATAATGGGGCTGTATCAATCAAGTTTAGCAAAACAAGGTATTAAGATTGGCCTTGATAAAACATTAAAGGATATACCGCAAGCAGCAGTCAAAGCAACCTTTAATAAAATATGGCCGGATGGACTAAAACTAAGTGATAATTTATGGCTTACGGATAGAAGGTCGCGACAGGAAATTGAACGAATAATAATGCAGAATATCGCCAGTGGAGGTAGTGCAAGCAACAAGGCGACCATATCTGCTTTAGATAATTTGCTTAGGCCTGATTATAAGAAAGCAAAATTAACGTCTTTACACGGTAGAAAAGTTTCTTATGAATCCAGCAGATTGTTAAGAACTACAATGAGCGAAGCTTTTAATGAATCCAGTAGATTAAGTGCTAATGCAAATCCTGGGGTGAGTGGGCAAACATGGTTAGTTAATCCAGGTGCTTGTCCGGAAATATGCATTCCGAATAGTGGCGCAAATGTTAAAGATGTTGGATATCCTCCTGGACACCCGAATTGCATGTGTTCTACCCTTGATATAGTGATGTCAATAGAAAAGTTTACCGATAAATGGATAGATTTCATGGATAATCCTGAAAAGTATCCTGATTTACAAGACTGGATGATGAATGTTTATAGACCAGTAACACAAGGCAAAAATTGGACTATGATGTAATATAATTTTATTAAACAATTTTTTATAAATCAATAATTAGCACTCTCTGATGAGGGTGCTTTTTTATTGGGGAATCAAGGAGTCAAAGATGGCTGATGCCAACGAAACTGTTGCTGATGCAACAAAACCCGTAACTGATGTTACAAATCAAGAAGGCCAAAAAGTTTATACAGAGGAATATGTAAACACTGTTAAGGCCTCCGATATCGCAAGAGGAAAACAAATAAAGGAATTAGAAACTAAGCTCAAAAAGTTTGAGGATGAGAAGCTAACAGATTCAGAAAAGAAAGAGAAACGAATAGCTGAACTGGAAGCTGAAAAAGCCTCAATTTTAAGCGGTCAAAAAGATAAGGATATTGATAACTTAATCCTCAAAAAGTCAAACGGTAAAAACGTTATAGATATTGACGCTCTTATGATGTTTGCAAAGAAGGAACTTGCAAGCGTTGAGGTCGTTGATGACAAAGCTGTTGAGGGTGTTATCGATAAAATTCTTAAAGAGAAAGCTTATCTTGTTTCTACTTCCAATATTATCCCAGGCGATGGCAACTTTAGAAAGAATGATAACGAAATCGCAAAAGACCCTGATAAATTAATGGGTGATTTTTTGCACGATAACTATTAGAAGGAGTAGAACGAAATGGCAAGACCAGATATCAAATCAAGTTTGTCAGATGCTGCTGGTGGGTTTTTAGTACCAGAGCCTTTAGCAAACTCAATATTTATGAACATAGCCAATCAATCGGCTGTAATTCCATTTTTGCAGCCTATACCTATGACAAGCGCAACATTAAAAATGAATGCTCTTGATGATGACGTTGTTATGACATGGGTTGACGGCGAGGGTGGAGCAAAGACAGTAAGCAACGAATCACATAAGCAGATTACTTTAACAGCTTATGAGCTTGCTGTAATTGTACTTGTAACAGATACGTTACTTGAAGATGCCAATATCGCAATGGATTCCTTAATAAGACAGGAAATCGAAACTGCATTAACACAGGCACTGGAACAGTCTTATTTAGGTTACTTTGCTGCAACTCCATTTGCACAAACAATTTCAGGCAGTTGCCCAGTAGCAAACACAATAGCTTACGGTACTTACGCTGATCTTGTTGCTGATTGCTCACAGGCATTAAACAGGCTTGAAGTAAATGGATTTGACCAGAATATCGGATTTGTAGGCCATCCCGCATTAAAGGCAGCATTTAGGGATTTAAGAGACTTAAACGGCCAGCCAATATTCCAGCCTGCTAATGCTAAAGAACCAGGTACTTTATTTGGTTATCCTATAAGGTTCACAAGAAACATGGTAAATACCGGCTCACCATCTGCACATGAATTGATTGTTGCTGACTGGAAATATATGTTTGAAGGTGTCAGGAATGAATTAAGGCTTAAGAAAACAGATGTTGGTACAGTAGGGGCTAATAACCTGTTTACTGAAAATAAGACCGCTATTAAGGCTTGGGTAAGACGTGGATTTGCTATTAGAGACGTCAACGCAATTGCTAAGATAACTGGACTTTAAAATAAGTTAAATCTATAAAGACGTTAATGGAGACAGTGCTGAAAATACAGTAAGTGCTGTCTCCTTATTGTTAAGGAGATAATTTGAAAGTTATATTAAACAAGGCAACAACATACCAGAATAGAATTTTAGCTTATGGTGATACTGCCGATGTTGAATTAAAAGTTGCTGACAGGTGGATAAGGCTTGGCTTGGCTCATTTACCGGAAGAAGTTAAAACTGAACCAGTCAAAATACCTGTGAAATCTTTTGATGAGTATATTAAGGGTATTATACCACAAATCACTTACGAAGATTTAGACGGCATAGCATCGTATATACCCAAAGAAAAAGTTGTAGATATCGATATCATAGAACCTGTTCCGGTAGATAAATATGTAAGTTTTGATGAGCATAAAGAAGTCAAGATAATTAAAAAAGCCAATAAAAAATAGATGAAATTAATTTTAAACGTTGATGCCAATGTGTTTCCAAATCGCCATAAAGCAGGAGATATGGTTGAGATTCCCGACAACCTCGCCATGAGGTGGATCAACGCTGGCAAAGCGCATTACCCTGGCTACTGGGAGTTTAGAAAAACCAGTGAATTTAAACACTTATCTAAACAACGTCAGTCTGAGGCATTAAATCTAAATGTGATCTGCTCTGGCCTGATGTATGGCTATTCCGGTTTCGCCGAAGCAATGAGAAATATAGCATACTCGTTATACATGAAGGGTTGCTATGTTTCAGTGCAGCCACACGACCATGTCAGCAGTGATATTCTAAATACTGAAAAGGGTAGAGTTATCAATATGTTGCAAACTTCTACTCTCAAAAATAACTATAAATCTGTACGTATTACAATGACCTCTCCCTTAGGGGTTGTACATAAAGGCGATTCATACCGTATAGGTTATGTAATGTTTGAAACACAAGAGACACCGAAAGTCTTTATTGATTCATTGATGATAAATACAGACGAACTCTGGGTTCCTTCAACTTTTAACTTAAATAATTTTACTAAAGCAGGTTATACACACCCTATATTTTGTATGCCTTTAGGTGTTGACATAGACAGGTTTAATCCTGATACAGTCAAACCTTTGGAAATTGGAGTGGGTAATAAGTTTACATTCCTATCTATTATGGGTTGGAGTGCAAGAAAAGGTGTAGACATCCTCATGGAGGCTTATTTAAGGGAATTTAATAGTAGTGATAATACTGTTTTATATCTAAAGGGTGGCTGGTATACACAGGAAAAAGCCAGGAACGAAGTTAATCAAATAATCTCTAAAATTGGCAAAACAGACCCGCCCGAAATCAAGATTGATTTTAACCTTTACAATGATGCACAATTGCCGGGATTATATAAAAGCGCTGATTGTTTTGTTCTACCAAGTTTAGGTGAAGGCTGGGGATTAGATTACACCGAGGCTATGGCTATGGCATTACCGACTATAGGTACAAGGGCAACAAGCCAATTGGATTTTATGAATGATAAGAATAGTTTTTTAATAGATGTTGCGGAGTATCGACCAGAACCAGCGACTTGGTGGATTTGCCCTCAGTATAAGAATGAAGATTTTGCAATACCCTCAATGGAACATTTACAGAAATTAATGAGGCGAGTTTATACCGACAAAGAATTGGCTGATAAAAGAGGCAAGCAGGCAAGAAAAGATATGGTTAAGAAATGGCAGTGGAAGCATGCTTGCGCCAAGTGGTATCGACGACTAAAAGAATTAGAGATTAATTTATAACTTGACATATTGCAATCTTTATATTATGATGGATATATTATTTAATATAAAGGAGTCTATTTATGAGAGAAATTAAGTTTAGGGCATGGGATAAAGATAATAAATTGATGTGCGGTATTAATGGTATTTATCAGGGGGTATATGAACCAGATAAATTAGAATTTGATATTTTTAACGAAAAAACGGGGTATCAAATTTATCATGTGTTACAAGATGAAGATATTAAAGTTATGCAATTTACAGGCTTACTAGATAAGAACGACAAGGAAATTTATGAAGGTGATATAGTAACAGAAGATGATGAAATAGGACTTGTCAGATATGGTGATGGTATGTTTTATGCCTTTAACTACGGTTTTGAACATGCAATATTATCATCTCCAAAAGATTTAGAAGTTATCGGCAATAAATTTGAAAATCCTGAACTCTTAGAATAATAAACATTACAATTTAATATTACTAAGGCACTCGAAAGGGTGCTTTTTTTATTGGATAAACATTATGATAAATTATATCACCGGCGCAAATGGTTTCGTAGGCTCACACTTAGTAAAAGCCTTAGAAGATGTTACACCCTTAGAGGATATTGTCTGTATCCCTCACACTGAGATAATGGACACTAAACTTGAACCGTTTGATAATCTTTATTTTCTGTCGACTTATGGCAATATGTATTTTCAATATGGTGATAAAATTCTGCAAGCGAATGTTATTGATTTAATTCATCTGTTACTGGAAGCCAAAAGTTGTGGGTTTAAATTCTTTGTTTACATAAGCACATCATCTGTAGAATTACCAATTCAGACCATGTATTCGAGAACTAAAAAAGCAGCAGAAGAAATATTACTATCATTTATTGAAAATTATAATCTGCCAATTTGCATAATTAGACCATTTAGCATAACCGGAGTTGGCGAGCAGAAAGAACATCTTATCCCGACATTAATCAGGTCATGTTTTACCGGTGAACTTGTAAACTTTGTACCCGAACCTATGCACGATTATATCGACGTAAATGACGTTGTTTCAGAAATATTACAGTTATCGGCTTCTTGTTCTAAAGGAATATTTAGACTAGGCAATAGTTTCGGTGTATCAAACGCAGAGGTTTTAAAGTTAGTAGAAGAAGCCACGGCTTCTAAAGGCGGTAAGAAAGCCAATATTAATATAGTGGATAGTTTGCGTCCTTACGACAGCAAAGACTGGTTTGCAAAAGATTACATATCAAGAGAGCATTGGACTCAACGTAGACCCCTAAATGACACTATAGAGGCGATGGTAGATGATTATTTATTGCTTGACATATAGCAATCTTTATATTATGATATAACTATGGATAAAATTAAAGTTCTTAACTTATATGCTGGTATAGGTGGCAATAGAAAACTATGGGAAAATGTTGATGTAACTGCAGTGGAGTTAAATCCTAAAATAGCCAAGATATATCAAGACTTCTTTCCCGATGACAAAGTTATAGTTACTGACGCACACCAGTATTTATTAGAACACTATCAAGAGTTTGATTTTATTTGGAGTTCACCACCATGCCCAAGCCATAGCAGAATGAGATTTTTGAAGAACAACTTTAAAGAGGCAGTTAAAAAATACCCCGATATGCAATTATATGAGGAAATTATTTATCTAAAACATTTCTTTAAGGGTAAGTGGGTAGTAGAAAATGTAATAAGTTATTATGAACCATTAATTATACCTCTAAAATCCGATAATCATTATTTCTGGAGCAATTTTATAATTAATGCACAATGCAGTAAAAATGATAGGGGGATAAGAGGACAAACACCACTTAGTTATAATTATGAATATAATGGTTTTGATTTGTCAAACCTCGATATACCCAACAGTTTTAAAAAAAATGTTTTAAACAACTGTGTTAAACCTGAACTGGGATATAATATCTTCACCTGTGCCTTCCCTGATAACAAAATTACATTAAAAGATTTTACAAAACAATTAGTATTGGCTTGACATCACAACATCTTTATATTATGATAGATATATTAATTAATATAAGGGAGTCTATTGTGGCGATTGACAAGGATAAGCTAAGCAATAAATTGAATGAAGTATTTACTTTAGAGAATGATAAAGAAGGACATTATCAAATGGTTTTTTATGTTCATACCGATGGAATACAGACAAGGGAAGCAGCAAAAAAATCTTTGATTAAGCATTTAGTAGATGAAATAATATTAGAGGTGTCCAAATGAATCTTAATAACCACGCAATTTTTATATTGATGGCAGTAATTATTGTTATTACAGTTGTAATGTTGCTATTTCTTGTAATAGCCATTATAAGAAATCCCTGGGTTTTTAGGAGGAAAAATGAATAAACCAAAAACTATTATTGATTTTGAATTATCAGATAAATTGCTAAATGGCCTTAGAGAAATAAATTTAAAATATCATGGCTTAAAAAAGAATGATATTGTACCAAGTTGTTGATATTGAAAAAGGTTTAAACAGTAGGTATAAAATTAAGAATATTATTACTGATGACAATGGCATAAATAGTAAAATGGAACTACAAAAGGTTGAAACAAAATAAAGTAAATTAAATATTAACATTAAGCATCTCAGTCGAGGTGCTTTTTTTATTGGACAAACATTATGTTAAATAAACTTGAAAAAAGGATTATCGATTTATCCTATAAGCATAAATTATCACATATCGGAAGTTGCCTAAGTGTCGTTAATTGTCTTGATGAGATTTACGAAGTCAAGTGGAAAGATGAGCCGTTTATATTATCGAATGGTCACGCTGGACTCGCTTTATATACTATACTCGAAGAACACGAAGGCAAGGACGCTGAATATCTATTAAAGAAACATGGTACACACCCTAACAGATGTTTAGAGGATAAGATATATTGTTCCACTGGTTCACTAGGCATGGGGCTTAGTGTTGCCGTAGGAATGGCTATAGCAGACCGCAAGAGAAATGTGTTTGTAACTATTTCAGACGGTGAGGCATCGGAAGGCTCAATTTGGGAAGCCTTAAGCGTAGCATCTGATTTTAAACTGACTAACTTAAAAATATTCTGTATCGGAAATGGGTACAGTGCGCTAAGGGAAGTAGATTTAGATCAGTTAGATGCCAGACTTAATGCTTTCTATCCTGTTACGATGATAAGAGCCGACATGAGTAAATACCCTGAATGGTTGCAAGGGTTGAGCGGACATTATTGTGTACTAAATGAGGTGCAATATGCGCAGATTATTCGCTGATGAGTTACTAAAATATGCCAAAGAAGACAAGAACATTGTAGTAGTATCCTTCGACTTAGGCTATAAACTATGGGATGAATTTGCTAAGCTACCGGAGCAGTTTTATAACGTTGGCGCTTCGGAAATGGCAGGTACTGGAATTGCCGTAGGACTGGCCTTATCAGGTAAAAAAGTATTCTGTTATTCAATTACAAACTTCTTACTTTACAGACCGTTTGAGTTTATAAGAAATTTTATAGACTACGAAAAAATACCTGTTTGTTTAGTGGGCTCAGGTAGAGGTGAAGATTATTCAGATGACGGTATAACTCACTGGTCGGAGGATGCAGGAGATGTTTTAAATACCTTACCGAGCATTATTCAATACTGGCCTGGGATTAAGGATGAAATACCATATATGCTTAACGAAATTTTAACTAATAATAAACCAAGTTTTATAAGTTTAAAAAGATAATATGTTGAAGGAGAATAATGAGCGTTGAAGATTTTTTAGCAATAGAGATGGATAAGATAGAAGACCCACAAACAAAATTAGTATTTAGACTTTTACGCAGTGAACTATTAGGAAAAATTATCGATGTCAAAAGCAAATAGCAGAATATCAAACTTTAGTAAACAAGAGGTAATATGTTACAAGTTAGCGATAAAGAAAGAAAATTAACAATTATCACAAGGTATGTTTGTGAAAAAATGATTACAGATTTGTATAATCATGACTCAACGTTGGAAGATTTTATAAGAAAAAGTTATGCAGGTAATAAGGAATTTGACTATATCGATGGATCTTTTAATATCCCAATAAAAATATATATTCCAGAATCAGAGGAGTAATATGCTATCTGCTTTATTTTATCCAAAAGGAACACCCGAAAGCCCGATTAGATTTGATGAACTTTACATCCCTCACATTTACAGGGAAGTTTATATCGAATGTGTTTACTCACCGGCTTTTATTAATAGAAGCAATATGGTTGTAATTGACATAGGCGCCAATATCGGTATAGTCTCAGCTTTTATGAGAGATTATGCTAAGAAAGTCTATGCTATCGAGCCTAATGTAGATAGTTTTGAAGCCTTAAAGCAGAATAAAGTATATAACAACTGGGATAATGTTGAAATATTTGATTGTGCTATTGGTAATATTGACGGTGAAATGATGTTGAATGAATTTGCCGGTAATCGCACCATGCATTCTTTGACTACAGATTACAAGCAGGGTGGGAAAATGGTTAAGACCGTTTCAATGGACACATTCTTTGCGGATAACAATATTAATGAAGTGGACTTTGTAAAACTTGACGTAGAAGGTGGGGAACAGTTTATATTAACTTCACCTGGATTTTTAGCAGTAGCAAGCAAGATTAAGTCAATGGCAATAGAATTTCATTACCCTGGATGGGAAGGATTAGTAAGCCATCTGGAAAGTTTAGGTTTTAAATCTCAAAGGATACCAAGCAGCGCGATTATTGTATATTTCACAAGATGACAAAAGAGAGAGTTTGTTTTTATAGTTACGTTAGTGATGAGTATTACGAGGGCATAGGAACTCCCAAACTGATCAACAGTTTTCATTATTGGCATCCCGACATCGACCTTATAATATTCAGGCAAGACACGATTGAAAAAGTCTTTACCGAAAAGAATCTTTACTTTGAGAACGCCAAGCCTACTTTTGCCAAGTTATTAACCGATGATTACGATCTGATTGTCAGTATAGACGCTGATACTATAATCACAGCCCGACTTGATGAGATTTTAAAAGATGATTACGAGGTCGGCAGCGTTACACAGTTTTGCGATATATCACAGCCTAACGTTGAGAATGTGACCGCAGAAATGTATGTGCAGGCCGGACTTGTTGCCTCAAGGAATAAACTATTCTGGGATAGGTGGGAATATGCCAATAAAGATAGCGAAAAGTACATCTATAAGGAACAGGATATACTTAACCTAGTCTGGTATAACGACGCGGAAGTCTCTCAAATGAGCAAGAGAATCTTTGACGCAGGTAAGGATTATTATGGTACGAAGTCTCTAGGCAAGGAAAGCCAATTTTATATAAAAGCCGATAAACTAATGTGCAACGGTGAGCAGGTGTTTATGTATCATAACGCAAGAGGTCATTATATGCCTAAGTTACAATTTGACCAGTTGGGGTTTAATGACGATGTTATAGAATACTTGAATAGGATTGCAGGGTAAATGTTAGAACTTAACCGTGTTTATCAGGGGGATTGCCTTGACCTCATGAATGATATTCCAGACAAGTCAATAGACATGATACTTTGCGATTTACCTTATGGTACTACTGCTTGTAAGTGGGATACTATAATTCCTTACGAACCATTATGGTTGCAATATAAAAGAATTATTAAAGATAATGGTGCAATAGTTTTAACAGCAAGTCAACCTTTTACAAGTGCTTTGGTAGTGTCAAATATCAAGATGTTCAAATATTGCTGGGTATGGAATAAGGGCAAATGTAGTGGTTTTTTAAATGCTAAAAATGCTCCCATGAAAAAAGTGGAGGATATTGTTATATTTAGTAAAGGTACTACAGCTAACAAAAGTTTAAATTTGATGCAGTATTATCCACAGGGGTTAATATCTTATAATATAAAAAAGAAAAATTATAACCGCAAAAATGATTCGACAACAGGAACAAGACTATGTGGGGATAAGTGGTTACAAGAATGGAAAAACTATCACAACACATTATTTTCAATAAGCTACGAAACAAAACCATTACACCCTACACAGAAACCTGTTGCCTTATTTGAGTATCTTATTAAAACATACACAAACGAGAATGAAATAGTTTTAGATAATTGTATCGGCTCAGGAACGACGGCAGTTGCTTGTATGCAAACTAACCGTAATTATATCGGCATGGAATTAGAAGAAAAATATGTAGAGATAGCGAATAAGAGAATTAATGAATTTACTCAACAATTAGTTTTTTCTTGACAAACTGACATCTTTATATTATGATAGACTTACAATAATTAATTTAAAAGGAGTCTATATATGAGGAAAATTAAATTTAGAGCATGGGATAAAGAGAACAATGATATGTTAGAGGATGTTTCAACTTGGACTGATGATTTTACGGATATGCTAAATGAAACTCTTAACTATTATTCAAAGTTCGGAAATTTTGAACTTATGCAATTCACGGGCTCATTCGATAAAAATATTAAGGAAATATATGAAGGAGATATTTGTAATATTTGGATGTCTGCTCCATGGGACGAAGAAGTTCCTATTGAGATAACAGGAATAATACAATTTGAATATAGTGCTTATTGGTTCAAAGGTATCGAAAGCAATAGTTATGACGATGTATTGAACGAAATTGGTGAATTAGAAGTTATTGGCAACATCTATGAGAACGCAGAATTGATGGTGTCTAAATGATAACGCAATGTAGTATATGCCAAGTCAATACAGTTGGACAGCATGAATGGAACTGTCCTATGAATTCAAACAGTGTTGAGGTTATGAAAGTTAGAAATGCAGATTATCTAGAATGGCATAATAAAATCCAAGAACTTAAAAAGGAAAATGCAGACCTTAAATCCAAACTTGCCTCTATTAAGACACTGGCCAGGTGGGAAGTTTTAACATTGTATGATGAATTTATTACCGACATCTGCAATTTAGCCATAACGGAGAGAGATAAATGTCAACTTTAAATCAATATCAATGGAAACATCTTTTAGAATGGTTTAAAAATCTCCCAGAAGAAGAAAGACATAAGCTAATAGAGATAGACCTTAATCCAATTTTTTTTAAGGATTTTTTGAAAGATAGACAAACCATAGAGAATAAATAATTAGTTTTAATAATTTAATAGCAATTGAGCATCTCATTTTGAGGTGCTTTTTTATTGGAGATAAATATTTGAGTACAGTTTGCACAATAATCTGTTACAACGATTTTCCCTTAATTCAGCAGACGATTGAAAGCGTTGTTAATAAAGTTGACAGGATAGTAGTTATTGATGGACGTTATATAGATTTTCCTGGAGTTGAGTCTGTAGATTATAGCCTGGATGGCACGCTTGAGTATCTAAAGTCTATTCCTAAGGTTGAGTTAATGTTTTGGAAGGGTGATGAAATATCCAAGAGAAACTTCTATCTAATGCAGCTAAACGAGGGGGATGTTTGTCTTAACTTAGATGCTGACGAAGTCTTAATTGGTGATATTCCCGAACTCAAAACTGACTGGGGTATTATCAACTTACAGGATGGACACGGTAAGCATGTTCAACATAGAGCATCAAGGTTCTTTAAGTATAAAGACGGTATACATTATCAGAATACACATTGCACACTCTATACTAAGGATGATGTTATTATAAATAAACTACAGCAGGTTATTAATCCGTCAGTGAGTTTCGAACTCGTGACAACTTGTCACATCTTGCACAACTGGCACCTGAGGGATCATGAACGTCAATATAATAAAACCTTATATTATCGCAAATTAGTTAAATCGGAGGCTGGACAAATTAAATGAATATTCCTTCAACAGTTAAAATAGGTGGTATAATTTTTAACGTAGAGATTGAAAACTTTGTGCATAATAGCCTCACTGAAGATAAACTATGGGGGCATATAGAGTTTGATGAATGTAAAATTTATATAAAGGGTAGTCTAAACGAACAGACTCTTGATGAA